AAATGATGTGCGTCCATATGATGCATCGAACATGATCCCATTTCCGTGTTGTTCACTATACGTACGGGTGAAGCTTTCTTCCATATCGAAATTGGAACCCACTGTCCCTGCTTAAGCTGAGACGGAACATCTGCCGATCCTGCGTCCTGCGACTCGTTCGGATCACGAACCTTATCTTCATGCTTCTTGAAAATCTGCTCCTTGGGTCCAACAATAATATCAGATACCGTTGTATCAGGAAATTGCATGCGACTTACAAAGTCACGGTTAGCATTAAATACCTTATTGATTTCCTGCGTACTCTGACCGATATTCTGCGGCGTGTATTCGACTTCATACATATCTACGATTACCGCACTATTCTCGGCTTCCTTACGAATAGGAATGGCATCCTTTGGGGTGTCAATTGAGGCATGCTTGTGAAGTCGCAATTCATCCATGAGAACCGGTGCATATAAAAAATTCAATTTGGACGTGAGCATTGTATTTATCTCGTCCATTGTAAATAGCTCATCCATTCCAGCCAGCTTCACATTGCCACAATCAAGTAATGTGAAGTCCAGTTTATCTGGCTGGTTCTGAAGCATGGCTTCGAATTTTGCGCACTTTTCCATAGTCATTCCTCTTACTAAATATAGCCGAAACTACTCAGATTTACGCTGGCTCTCGTCCATTTTTGGAATAATAGCCCATTTGTCACAGCAGCCATATGGTTCAACCTGAGCATTGTTCAATTCTTTGCAAATACCACCAAATTGCCCACCTTCTGTAGCTTTGAAATACTCACAACTAGAGCAGAAATAACCCTGTGGTGGCTCCCCACCAACGCTCTCCGCAGTAGGCGCAAACTGTTCGTATTCCACGTAATCAGCCTTAGCCAGGTCTTCATTACCTTTCCGACCATCAGTTGGAAATCGAACGGCAAGTTTCTTCCATGCTTTCTTTATCGCGCCCATTATTAGTCACCGCTACGAAGTGGTGGTAATCCCATTTTCTTTCTTATCTTTGCATCTTTTTTCTTGTCTTTTTCTCGTTGTTTATTTCGATCTTCTCTTTCACACATCATACAAGGATAGGCACTCCCTGAAACCCAATGACCACGTTTGCATTTGTATCCACCACCTAATACCTTACCATATGATGGCTTACTACGAAATAGCTTATTCAAAATTTTCATACTGCACCTTACGTCAAATTGCATGCTGTGGATATCAATCCCCGTTCCTGAGCTTCCGCTGTAAATCTAATCATGTCTTCATCTGTTAGCTTCTCCCACTCAATGGTAGCCACAGACTTTCCGCCATTCATTGCAGCAATACGCGCAAGCTGTATTGCTCTGGGGAACGCTGGGTTTCCTACAATGGACAACTCAAAGAACGACAACACATGGTTCATTTCCACGTTGCGCATAGCAACATTTCGTGAAGAGTAGCCCTTGAGTACGTCGTTCTGTTCCATCTTGGAGATCATCAGGTGTTGCAACCATTCAGGACGAATGACACCAGATGAGAGAAGATCGCGAACCTGATTTGCCGACACGACTGAGATTGCGCCTTTGCGCTTGGCGATGTGGTCACAGTATTCACTCGCAAAGTGTGCCATATTGCCACAAGTAGCGCATACCGAATACTCGATGTTTGTACCCATCGAGCAGGCAAGCTTCTGTCCTGTGTCAATCATTCGCACGATGCGATCCGCTGTACGCTTCGCCTTATCATTGACTGAGGCGTTTCGGGTCAGGTTCACGTCTATACGCATTAACACTTCAATCGATCCGTCCTTCTGACCAGGCATACCAAGCACAGCTAACCGCTTCAGGTCATTCTTCGGCCCAAGCAGGTCAGCGTAACGTGTCACTCCATGTTCTGGAAGGATTATGAATCGATTGAGGAATGCGTCAGGTAGGTCACCAATTGATCCTGCAATGCCCTCACCGGAATTGTGCTCAACATGTGCACGTTTTCCAATAAAGGACTTGTAGCCAAAATTCGGTCTCTCGTCTTCAAAGTGCTCGTATGGAAAAGCGTCATAATTTCCGTTTTGTCCAGAATTCGGGTCTTCCATACAACCAATCGCTCTAAATCGTAAGTAACGAAAATCCAAATTATTTATCGGAACAATTCGACGTGTTCCTGCAGTTGTATAAAGGTTGGTTGTTGCACCGTAAGGTACAAGCTGTAACAACGAGAATGACCATTTTTGTAGCATAGTATACCCCTTATCTGTCCCATAAAATAACAAAATCACAACTTAATGTATTACAGATTTCTGTCTCTCTTTCCAAATCCTGTTGAACTTGAGCGTCATGAAATCTTTCGTACACTTCATAGACAATATTCGTTTCTGGACAATAACCATCCACCACATAACCAAGTTTTTCAAGAGGATACTGTCTCAAAATCTTTACGTTATCAACCGTCTCTTGCTTATTAAGTAAATCGGTCTCGTGAAAGCCAATTGCAGGAACAAAACCACCGTGCGCTTGGATGTACTCAATATTTGCAATTCTCAATTTCCGTTTAGTTTCCGTGGAATGATGCTTACCATAAAAATGATTTTTGATACCACGTCTGGCCAAACTCATCTTCTTACGTGTTTTCTCAGACCTTGGAACACCAGCATGCGGTCTTTTCTTTCCTTTTCGTGCAACACTCATTTTCAAAAGTGTTTTTTCGGAAAAGTGTTTACCATAATTCGGGTGATTTTCACCAGAAATAGATTTGCTTATCTTTTCCCGCACTTCCTTCGGTACAGTTCTACCAATCAACGCTTGTCGCATACGTTCTAAAGATTCACCACTAAGCCCTTTTCCAAAACGTGGCGATAACTTTCCTTTCCGACCATACATTGGATTACGACTACCACTGTTTAATTCTCGCATCTTCTGTTTAGTTTCTTCGGATCGCATATGTTTACCACGGTTACTCATACTGTATATTTAGTCATTATGATGCTGAATCTTTAGCCACATAGACCCATCAGTAGTCTTCGCACCAGACAGTGATTCGCTTCTAGCGAGTTCCCTGTCGTCTTCAATGATAGCTCCGAACTGGCAAACCATCCCATAGTTCTTATCCCAGATGAACGCTTCACCAGCATGTGGATTTCCGACATAAGCTTTGCTATCATGCCATTCATCGGTGCTTGTAAGAGAGCGCATAAACCGAATGGCAATGCCCATCATGTCTTCAGTTGACAACCACTTGATATCCTTCTTGTGGTGGATATCCCCAAGATGCCATTCAGCATACTTTATCACATCCCACACAGGCTTCATTTCAGAAGCCATCACCATCGGCAAATTGTTCACTGGCTCTTCACTGCCATGAGTGTAACCAATCAGCGAATGCCCATATTTGTAGTATTTACGAGCACGTGCTGTGTTGTCCACCGTAACATCAGGACAATTTGTGTAATGTGCATCAAGAACTTCGCCTAGATAAAATGACCGTTGTTTGTCATGATTACCTGGTATAACAAGAATATCAACTGGTGCCGCAGTCCTCAACATATCAATTGCCGCAACCATCAGTTCCCTACCGCGTTTGAACGTCTTCTTCCAGCGCGTATCTTCATCTTGTGGTGTACCCTTGGCCGTAGTATTCTCCAGAGTATCCACATTGAAGAAATCATTACCTATTGGGAACACAATGCGTTCCACATTATATGGTTTGGAATGATCGATCAACTCCTTAACGCATTTCAAAAATCTTTGCTTCGCAATCTTGATGTCAAAATCCTGACCAACTTCTTCTCCCCAGCACATTTTTCCGAAATGTAAATCATATAGCGAAATCTCCAACAGGCTTGGTCTGGTCAGTGCGTCACTCTTGGCATACACCATCGGCTGGTATACCGGAGCATGTGTCTTCATCTCTGCCAGAACTTCAGCCTTCACGTCTTCAATCAGAATGGCTGGCGTGTTACGCTCCATATGTGCCCAGCAACGATACAAAGGCACGACCTTATGCTCGTCATCTTTACGGGCATAGCCTGTCTTGACCTTGAAATCTTCGTCATACTTTCTCAATCTTGTGTGAGATTCGTATGCCGTACACTCCCACTTCGTAATGATCCATTCCTTCGGATCAACCTTGAAGAGTGCCACCAATTGCTCCAGAGACTGAACGCGCTCTGAGACAATCTTGCTCTCTTCTCTGGAATTGCCAAATTCTTTGATTGACCCCACAAACTGTGATTGGTCACCACCTGAACTTGAATTTGGTGTAACACTGTACAGCTTGTGCTTCTTGCGTAGCTTACTAACTCTCTTTCTGACTGCTTCTAAATGTGTATTACTGAATTCCTGCGGATGTTCTGCCATTGCGATTCGTGCGATCTCCGTACTAGCAAGATGCACGTTTTTCTGTAACAGATCGTATAGAATATCCCTTGGATTGAGCATAAAGAACGAACCCCCGCTTATTTATGAACAGTTATTTTCCGACTTCACGATTTATAGCAGCTTGCTCGATATTGAACTCGCGTGTACTCTTCAATGTCCTGTCAACTTCCGTAGACACTTCACCCAGCATCTCAGCACCCAATGCAGTCAGTTCATCCCTCTCTTCTCTGGAACCTGTAGGACCAGACGGAGTAGGCGGTGCACCACCAGAAGCAGCAGGACCACCCCCAGGACCACCACCAGCACCTACAGGAGCGTCTGGTGCACCTAAGCCACCACCTGCTGGTGTATTAGCCATATCAGGTGCGCCTGGATTGAGTGGACCAACATCCATATTCCCTGGTCCTTCGAAATCACCACCAATTGGTGCACCACCTTGACCTGGTTTTGCAGGCTGTGCCCATGGAGTGAGTCCCAACCTGATAATCTCAGTCTCACGAGCTTTCTTGCGTTCCAGGTCACGGAAGTATGCCTTCTCCTGGGCTTTCATATCCAAACGAGCAATACGTGCCAACGTGCCCTCATCAACCAACCATGGCACATGATCCTTGAGCCACTTAATCCAGTTCTTGAAGTTCTCGTCATTCGTTGCAGACATTGAACCCCAATCCAGTTTCGGATAGATATACTCACGGCGCTGGGTAAGCTCTTGATTCTGAAGCTCTACCGCCTTTCGTGTAAAGAACTCCCTGAACTCTTCATTGTCTTTGTAGTCACGGATTCCGGAGTAGACGGACATCAAGTCTTTACCAGCTTCCTTGACCGATCCATACTTCTTACCTTGATAGTACGCACCGACCACAGGCTGAGTCATGCGGTAGAATCCACACATCTCAGAGACTGTTTTGAACCAACCAATATGCACCAACTGTTCGATCTTAAGCTGTAGGTTCAGATATCGCTGGCGTTGAATCTCAAGGTTGGCATACGCTTGAGCATAAGAACCACCACCACCTGTCATGAGTTGTTCATGTATCCCCATACCGATGAACTTCAACTTATACACGCGGTCGAACTCTGGACCTATCGGCAAAATCTTACCAGACGCTCCGTAGAACTCCACATTGATCCCATAATGATAGAATATCGAGAAGTTCGGGTCCATCTCCCATGCAGCGAACATTTCTCGCAACTGGTCAAGCTCCGACTGTTCCGGAATCCAGCCGGTCACCGGATCTCCAACCTTAACCACAGTCAACGGCACAATATGCCGTGTGGCAATGGCGAACTGCGCCTGCTGCAGACGATCCTCATACATCATGATCTTCAGTAAACGCTTGATGATCGACTTACCCTTCACTTCGTATGGAGCCTTGTCATGCGACAGAATAAACGTGTTGTTGGCATGAAGTGGTATTTCATTATTGTACAACACATAACGAATGATGTCTGGCGACAACTGTTTGTACAGGTAATCAGGAGATCTGGACTGGACAATCTTCTTGAGAGATTCATCGGGTATAAGCTTCACAAGAGGTTTCTGGTTCAACCATGTGCTTTCAACCTTCACGTAGTCTGGATTGAGCATGGTGAACTGATCCCACATGTAGTCTTTCTCATTCCATGCGCCAAAGAAATAGTCGTTACCTATCGTCCAATACTCTTTAACAGCGTCAGTAATTGTTCGAATCAGATTGATACGGTCACACATTTCCTCAAAGTGCGCCTGAACTCCAGAGTCTTCGCACTCCTGAAGCTGCAAATTGGCTAATGGTAATTCTGTGTGAATACGAAGTGCGGCTGATACAATAGGATCAGTATCTGCAAAGAATCTATAAAGACCATGCAATGTTCTGTCATCCGTTGGTATAGCAAGAGTTGATGAAGTATAACGTGGATCGTTGAATAGTGGAGCGTTACGTGTCACATCCAACACACCACCCATTGACCCACGCCGAACCAGACGATCACCAACCTTGGTAAATGACACAGACGACACAGGACTAATAGCCGGGACATGTACCAATCCCTGAGTGGAAGGCGAAGCAACACCATGCCTTGACAAGAACTCTTGATCAAGATTACCAGTGATTATCTGCTTCGATACTTGGCCTGAATCAAAACCCTGTCCAATTGGTACATTGCCGCGAATAAGATGTCCCATAACTTAGCCTTGCTTTGGTGGTTGGTACAAATAGTCATCTCGTAGCTCGTGGCGTGTCATGAAGCCACTCTTTGCTCCCTCTTCAAACGTCAGCGCGTCAAATACTCCTTCTTGCACAAGCATCGAATTAGGCTTGTGGAGACGAATATCTGTGTGGAATGGCAACGATGCTGTCACATTACGCGAATAGTTGTGTGTAATCCGTTCTTCAGTAACATACCATTCTCCACCGTCATCATCCTTAATGGTATATCTCAAGTAGCGGGGTATTCCATTCACTAACGGCTTCGTAGCAATCTCAATTATCTTCCCAACATTAGTTGGCTCATTGATCGCCTCAAATTCCACACGGTCGAATAATTCATGTCTTGTTTCTGGACGTGGCTCCAACTTCAACGCGTCATCCGTCAGATCAGCAAACTTCAGCGAAGCATATGGCGTAGTCGGACGATCAGTCTGCGGCATCATCACCGTCTCATGCAATCCCCGTTCCATATACATCTTCTCCAAATCCTTGCGTACACTAGATTCATCTTGCTGATCATCAAGCGATTTCGGATCTTTCGGTGAGGGGTCCATAGTGCCCATGTAGTCAGCGTATTCCTCACCCTGGGGCATACTGAAATCAGAGAACGTAATACGCAACGAACTCTGCCTGCTTCTATCCTGGTAACGGTTACTGTTCTGATGCGGCAATGCCGTGTTCTTGTACTTGTCATAAAACTGTTTGAAGAGCTTCACGTTGTGGAGTACGTGTGATTCAATAGCATGCGATTCCTTACCGTGGTTGTCGTAGTAACCAGTACCAAAATTGAAACCCTTCACTCCCATATGCTCCATCATTGCTATATCAGAGAACGAACCCTTGGCTGGTATGAAACCTTCGTTGTTCATCATGTCTTCTGTCGGCTTGTCATGGTACTGATACATCACAGTATCCATGCCCTTACGGTCGAACTGAAACATCCATTTGTATTTCTTCGGTGGCTGGAAAAATGCACCAGTGGAACGTCCCTTCTCTTCACCTTCTGTAAGCAAGATGTCACAATCCACACCAAGCTGTGGCAATAACTTAAGGAGAATGTAGGCTCCAAGCCTATCATCAATCTGCGCGTTGCGTATGACCCTTGTATCATCCAGATGCGTAACTTCAAAGTGAGTCAAATTCTGAACTGTATCCAAATGGGCAATACCAAGGATGTTTGATCCATTATCTTTAAAGACGTACATTCCATCTGGTGTTTTCTTCAATTCCCCAAACTGAGCAAAGTCTTCTATGGGCTTCAAGGCGATATCCTTGAACTCGTCCATATTCATTTCAACCTTGTCTGCTATCGGCTTCTGAGAGACATCACCAATATAGATCAGACTGCCATCCTGTGTGAACTGTTTCGGGTCAGATACTGGCAGACTAGTCACGATAGCTTCCACGGACTGTGGGTCTATGTCACGAGCACCTGGTATGTATTCCCTGATCATCTGTACCAAAGCTCCAACACTGAATTGCTCATGCAGAAACTTCTTAAGTAAGAAATCAGGCGCTGTTTGTTTCAATTTCTCCACAAACCCCTTGTCACGCTCCGCTTTCTCCACCCGACGCTGCTCATCCTGAACCTTACGGTCTCGAAGCCATTTTCTGGTATACGAGAACGCACCTGGAATCTTCGCCCTGATATAAGCTTCAGTCGTCTCGCGTACGGAATCATTCTTAATGTAATCCTGCAATTCTTCCATAATCAACGGTGTTAATTCATCAATCATTCCATCCTGATCAACGTACGGCTGCTCTGCCAGATAATTCCCAACATACTCATCGATCAACTCATCCACATACTGATTGAAGATCATGGCATTTGTCCTAATAAGGGACGAATTAGCAATCCCACCCTTGTCTGGATGTTGCATATCGATCTTATCCTGCACTGTCGGTGTAACATTCGGGTCCAGGAAGTATTGATTGACAGGCTCCCATGGCTCTCCCCAGATGTGATCCCGGCCATTGTTGATATCAAGATGATCGTCCTGGTGGAAAAATTCGGCATTCGAACGTCCGATACCTTCATCGATATCAGACTTGTCGGTGTAAGTCAGCGGATCTTCTTCGGAGAACTTGAGGGAAGCTACCGTACCTTGGGTTTCATCCCATACTGCGCCATTCTCTTCTGCAAGTGGTTTGATATTCGCATCAAAGAAATTGACGAGCATAGCATATGCTGACTTCTCATCTAACCGACCAGCGTTCAAATTGTAAAGGATATCCGTGTAGTCTGGTAAATTTTCAAAATCGTAACCATTCTGTGCTACAAAGTAACGTACTGATGTCAACGCAGTTGGAACAACTCCTGGTTCCACATACGGCGAACGGTCAGGAGAAGCCAATTGAATAGCTAGTTGTGCTGCTTTTTGTTCCAGATCAGCATGACTCTCTTCACCAAACCAACTTTCGAATGGCTTAGTAACCGCCGCATTCATCCTCTCCTGGAATTCCGGATGTTCGGCTTGTTCTCCCATCCGGTCAGGAGTAAGCAGTTCCTTTCGATAATTGGTATTGATAGTATGAATAACGTCAGGAGTTATCTTTTGTATCGGTGCAGAATTGGCGCGTGTTGCTTCATCAGGTGTCGGATGAAGGCGTGATGGACTCCTTTGAAGGGTTTCATCTTTCTTGGTTTTATTGTTCGGCTGCGGCGCATAGTGGCTCCCAAAGTTTATTGTGTCAAATTTGTCAAGACATTCTTGGACTGTTCCATCAAATATATGTTGATAACGCCAGTTTACGTAGTTCTCAAGATTCACCTTCCGATCAGGCGGCAACGTAGACAAATACTCAAGCACTGTAGACTTTGCTTCTGGATTCCCGATACTGATCTCTGTGAAATGTACACGAACCCAACCGTTCTTCAACAGGAAATCTCGTGCCGTAGTACCAGCCTTTTCAAACTGCGCATTAAGTTTTGGATCATGATCAAGGATGTAACCAGCCATCACATCGTGAACTTTGATACCATAATCCTTCAGATCCCAGACTTTACCTTCAGGAGAAATCCATCCTTGAATTTGTGAACTGTCAGCAAACTTCAAACCCACAAACTCTCCAACCTTCGTCAACACCGACTTCCAACCAGACGTTGTAGGCTGCGGTGCATTCTGCTGCATCTTGAAATCTGGCTCGTCAGGCACAGTTTTCTTCTCTTGGAACAAATCCTTCCAGCCAACAAACGAATGCCGATTGAGAACGTCACACAATCCACGCTTGTTGACCGAACCTAGCCACTTCGGATCGTCATCAATGAACAACGTTTTTCCTTCGGGACGCACATAATCAGCCTTGTCTATGTGCCTCTTGATGACTACAATATACGTAAAATATTTGAGAAGGTCAAGTTTTCTCAAGAGCATGTTCGCAGGCTGTGCCTGTTCTACCGTGTTATCCTTCTCACTGAGTGATACTACCCCCAAATTCATCCCATACTTATCCAATGAATTCAGGACATCTTTGAAATCCGGATCAAGCCGTGCAATATTTCCACGGATATCCTTTACCGTATTACCGTCCAATAAAGTATACGGTGGCTCAAAAACCATAGCTGGAATGCTGTCACCCATAGGGTTAAAGCAGTTCCATATGCCCTGATCGAGATCGAAGATTACTGTATCATAATCTTTGAATATCGAAGTCTTTACGTTATAAAGTATCATGTTAATTTATTACAGTAAGTTCTTCTTTTGTGCCAACTTATACTCTTCGTATAATACTTCAGTTAACTTAGAGTCATCCATGTTGGCATATTTACTGAGCTTTCTCACGAACGGCATCACCCGATTCCTGAATTCCACGAAGCCAAAAGATAGCGATCCCTGCCTGTAACCCACATCCTGCTGTCGCGGACGTTCCTTTGGTTTCAACGCCGAACCAGGCGGTGTATCAAAACCGCTTCTGTTGACATCATTCGTCAAATAGAATTTCCTGGCTTCAACAGGAGTCTCTGTGCCATCCCACAACACTAACACTGTATCCGGCGTAGCACCAGGTCCCACGATAGCACCCTTCTTACCAGACCCCTTCTCTATCACATATACATTTTGTGAAGGTACATCTTCTGAGAACTTGAGTGAAGTCCACAACTGAAGATTGGTTCTACCTGGATCGAAAGTCACTTCTTGCTTCTTCTTCTCATCCATATCTGGAAGGTTCAGCTCTGTATACCAGCCACCTTTCATGTCCATATCAGCGGTGTCATTGGCCTCTCCTGATCCACCAGGACCGCCAAGAATAGGCGATCCCTCACCATGTCCTGGCTCATACTGGAACCAATCATTACGTCCAGTCTCAAACGGCTCATCCTTACGGCGGGTAAACTCTTGGTCTACCGCACCCAATGTAAGCTGTTTAAGAGGTAAGGTATCCTCTGGCTTTTCGTTGTCGGTTTTCACCATCTTCTTAAGTGGGTCACTATTGGGCTGAGTCTTGTTCGACACTTCATTTGGGTCATTACGTGGTGATCCGCCGAAGTCGTAATTTGAGAATTTCAACGACCCTTGTTTATCTATGTCGGCGTTATCCTTCTCCAATTGATCATAACATTTTTTGCATAGTTCTGCGTTCTCGTGATCTCCCCTGCCTGTTGCTCTGGTCTTGTGACCACAGTTTGTACACTTGTAAACGCCCGTTCCCTTTTGAAATCTACGGGAATCTCCAATTTCAGCAAACTTGAGACCAGCCATGGTTGATATCTCATGAAGCTGCCTGCGAAGCTTTTCCTTCTTCTCAGGATCAGTTTCCGCCTGGAATTTTTCCAGAAGTTGGTCGATTTGCTCTTGCTTCAGATTCTCCATTTCATGATGTGTTGGCTTATCAAATTTCACTGGCGGTAGAGGCTCGGCTTCTGCTCCTTCAGGGAGTGCCTTTTCTTCTGCAGGAAATTCTTCTCCACCTGGACCCACCGGTTCCTCACCACCTGCTGGTGGTTGAGTATCGGTATTCATTCCCAACTGCTGTTGCTCGTTGTATACACGATTCGATTCTGGCAACAAGTCTTCCATATGAGCGTCAACCACATCACTCAGCATCTGCTCAAAATTGGCACGTTTCGCTTCCGGAATGAACTGCTCTGCAAGTCCTTTGGAAAAATCCTGAAGTGTACGCTTCGGTGATTCTCCAGTACGTGCGATAGTCCTGGTAATACGCTGATCCATCTTCTTAGCAAAACCAGCTATTATTCTTACATAAGGAGCAAGCGGCTCTACAATATGCAAATTGTGTAACTGGTTTGTTTCAGCCAAGAATCTGGCAAGCATCTCTCCAGGAAGCTTTCCATTATCTTTGAGCATTGCTACGGCACTCTCAACTTTGGCTTCAAGCGGCAACACATCTATGTATGGATACATCTGTTCAATGTTTTCCAGATATTTCGCAACAAATGTTTCAAAAGCTGAAGTCACAAAGCGCAGACTGGAAATGGTATACAAACTGGAAGTGGCAGTCGTTTGAGCACCACCAGCTTCAGCAGGCTTCCACTTCTTTAAATCGATGACATGGTAACCCATATATGCGCCACCTGGCCCTTTATGTGGCGCATCCTCAGCATAAATTGTGGATGCATCACCCTGAACTGTCACTCTTGGATAAAACAAGTCAGCTTTACCTGTAAATTTCTCTGCTGCCCGATCATATACATCAACTAAATTCCATGGATTACCAGCCTCTTGTCTTGCTTGTGAAAAATCGGCAGCACTGGCTACCCATATTTCATCCACATTACCCAACTGAAGAGCACGGTTTATAGTATCAAGTATGACAGCTTCCGGCCAATGCTTAAATGTGGAACGAAGACCCTCAGCCGCAGTGTATGCTCGAAGCATTTTCTTAGCCACTGGTGTAGGAACAAGATTACCACCATTCTTTATCAGAACTCCATTCGCAGTAAGTCTGGTAAGCAATGTTTCCTGAGCTACAGGAATCAGTTCTTCAAAAGTGGCAGAATGTTTGTTTACCATCTCTTGCTGTATTGCGGCAGCAACCCCTGTTAATTTATCTGATCTAACATTTTTTGTCCGCACAAAGTATAATTCTTCTCCCTGCCTACCACGTTTAGATATGGCTCGATAACTTTCCAGCGCGTTAAGACTTTGCCGAAGTACCTTCTCAGCCACTGGTCTCAGATTGGCAATAGACACACTACCCTGCGCTACAGCCTCCTTCACAACTTCTTCTTCTTGTGAAAAGAAACCTATAGAATTCGTGAACTGGCTTGTAATAGCAGGATCAATTTTCTTCAGGAACCCATCTGTATTCTTTTGCTGTGGATCAGCCTGAAGTTCAGCAATAATCCATACACGCTTTGACTTTATCTCTCCACCATCACTAGTAGTGAAAATATGCGGCTCAATACGCGCCGATGCCAGAGCATTAAACCAGTGTGGTAAAATTTCCTTTTCCCTCTCTGTTCGAATGATATTGAGCATCTTTCGAACGTCAGGATTTGTTACACCATTGTCATTTGGCGAGATCAGCACACCGAACATTTTATCCTGGTAATACCCTGTCATGTGAGTACGATCCTGGGGACCAATATCGGTCAAACGGGAAGTATACGAAAACAACTTCAGCTTATTCCTGAAATCTGTAACCTGGGGTGACGCGTCATTTGTCTTCAGATACTGTTCCAACTGTGCAATCACCTGCTGCTCATCCCTAGAACTCTTGAAAATTTTTGCAATATCCGCAAACTCTGGAGAATCAAAAACCGGTGCCAATTCATTCGGGTTGACAACACCTGAGCCGTAATACTGTCTGAATTGAGCAACAACTGCATCTATTTTTTCATTGTCCTGATCTTCCTGATTCTTTACTGGTGCTTGTACTGGCTTCGGTGCTTTTGGAGTTCTAGGTGCAGACAACATCCCCATCATTTTTCCAATACTAACTGGCTCAACGCCAGTCTGTTCCACTCGACTCTGAATTGGCTTTATTTCTCCGTCACGATTCAACTGAACCAACAAATCCTTGGTAAGCCATGCCGGGGGCTGACCACCCTTAACAAATTCTGTCAGATCATTCTTCTGCTCATCAGTCAGGACAGCAAACGCCTGAAAACTCAACGCCTTCAGCTTGCTCCAGCGAAAACTAGCCTGCTTACCTTTCATAATAGCAAGAAGCTTAGGAGCCAGCGTCAATTCGAATCTATTCAGCTTGCTGTCATAGAATGTCTGTAAGTTCTTGTCTGGCTGTTTTTTCACAAACTGCGTAATACGACCATTGTCACCAATCTCAGACTGGTTGATCTCCGTCTTATAAATCTTCGGAAGATTTAAAGCTTTACCAACAGTATCGGTAAATATAGCCGTGTCTACTTCTATCGCACCACCGAAATCTGTATCGGTAAGATTGCAATGATCAAAGTGTGTACCCTGAACATCTGTCCTAACAAACTTTGCATTCGAGAAATTACAATTCGTGAAATGAGTTTTCGACACATCACCACTGGTAAAATCCGTGCTACTGAAATCCACACCGTCAACTACATGCGAAGCAAACTGAATACCAGACCATTCGTGACTAGCGAAATTTTTGTCGTTCTGAAACAAAGTAACCAGAGCAGCATTCAATGTCTGCTTCGGCACCTCATCAGCGCCATCGATCTTATTGAATTGCTGAACGTTGTTCTCTTTGAGCACCTGACCTACGATAGACGCAAGCCGTGTGGGTGTGTCGTTGGGGAAAATAACAGGATGGGCTGAACTGACCTTATTACTGATAGCCTGAGAAACCTGCGGAAGCAACTGTTCCTTCTCGATCTTCTCTATGGCATTCTGGTTTGGACCCTCATACTTCACACGTGGATATTCAGCCTTCATCAGCTTGGCTGCTATTCCCATCAGGTCTTCTTCGGAAAGAATAGTTCCCGGCTCTAACTTACTGATAATCGCATTCACCTTCGCTTCAGGAATATCCTTAAGAGCAGCAATGTATTGCCGCGCTTCTTTAATCTCCTGCATAGTGAATATGTGACCAAAAGTTGATACCTGACTCTTAGTCTTCTTACCCTGAGACGAAACTGCCACTCGCATTACCATAATGTATATCACATTCATGGCTGCATCTTCCATTGAAGAAATATAAGGCATCGTCTTACTCTTAAAAGACCCCTGAAGCAAATTACAGCTATCCTGCGACCATATCGGAACTTCAATAGGAGTTCCATGTGCCAACATACGACGAACATCTTTTGAAAACTCTACTTTAAAGGCAGGCATAGACTCATACTTCGCATATACGTTAGCGTACTCCGGATGCTTAATCTTGATCCTATTGTAAACTGCCATGATCTGATCATCAGTCATTTTGGTCTGGACCTGGCTATCCGACATTCCTTTCGTGATTGTGTGTCGCCCCTGAATAAATTCATCTCTATACGTCTTACCCATGTCTGTAAGCGAATAGTTCTCCGCATCGACCTGAGTGACGTAACCTTCTGCGATCAATGTCGGAAGAGCGTTAACTATTTCAGGATTATTTGCAAGACCAACTGTTGAGAGCACACCGTCAGCAGAAAACGCAGCAAGAGCAGTACGGAGTGAGGCTGAAGTCAATGCAAAATTATGTACTTCTGCCTGCGGATTGTTTTCGACATGTGCTGCCATCTGCTGACCATACTGTGTCAAAGAATAGTTATCCTTCTGTTCAGTATAGACAATACCTGCTTTGTACATCTTGACAAGAGCAGCTTTTATCTCTGTCTGTCCTTCGCCTGTAGTCAATATCAATTCTTCAGCACTCAGCGAATGAGCCGCTGTTTGAAGAGCACTTAAAATTGCCTTGACTGGTGAATCAGCGGCGAACGTAAGAGTGGCCAATGATTGCAGCGTGTCAGCATCATCGAAAGTAAGGTTCATTGCAACTCCCTGGTTACCCAAAAATATGAGACAAGATGTAGTGACGAATCGCACCATCCATCACCAGAAATCTAATTCCAGCCGTAGTGACCATATGAGTGCGATTCCATTCCAACACATCAAGTTGCTCCTGCACATATGCGAGAACAACACTGCGTGTTTCGTCTGAAGCTGTATGGATAAAATTTTGAAAAGAGGTAAGTTCTTTAGCAGAAGGATCGACACACATTTTATCAATCGACGCTAATAGAACACTCATGGCCATACCTTCAAAGCGGTTAGCCACATCGGAGTCATGGCCCTTCTCATTGTTCATTAACGTCCAATCAGTGCGTGGGTCGTTCCTCTTCGGATTAGTACGGCGCACTTCCTTATCGTCATACGGCTGCGAAAAGTTCATGTCTTCCGGTTCCCGATCCTGAACTGATATCGAGTCGTACGTAGTATTTTCGGAAGTGCGTCTTGCCATAGAGATTCCCCTTAGCCTATCCAAAATATAGTGCTTTGGTAGGTAATTTGTATCCCTTTGGCCGAAGGAATTTAGGCGGGTGTGGGGGCAGGACCTTCTACTGGCGGAATACCGACATTCACTGCAAGGCCAGCTTCAGTATATGGCGGAAGAATACCTGTCTCAGTGTGAGGTCCAGTGACACCTGTGGCCGGAATTTCGGGGGGTACCACTGACTGTGGCTGTTGATCTTCTTCCACTATCTGAATCAACTGATCAATAAAACCCTGGAATTTGCTGACCTTGACAATCAGCGGAATGTCCAAACTCCCAATAGTTGCACCCTTACCCACTGTTGCTAAGTAAATGACCATTACCTTATCCCCAGGCTTCAATTTATCATGCGAAGCCACACAGTGGAACTCCATAGGCGAAAAATCGGTCAAAACCATAGTTTCCGCCTTGATTGCGTAAGAAATCTGATGTTTCATTGAAATTCCTTATAAAATACAATGATAAACGCCAAATTAAACCCGATTGTACTCCACATTTGGCACGAGCATGCTCTCAAACACCCTGTAGTTGAGCAAGAATGGCCATCAGACGCGCAAAGTCCCGTTCTGAAGTCCTATCTCACCGCTTGTCTACCAAACACCGTCATAAGCCAACTGTGACAATCTCACATGCCCTAGTTAATAACGGCTGCAATTAACCCCACCAAGGTACCAGGAGTTAACGTTTTAATCGGGGTTGTCACAATCTCTGTATGCGATATATCGATCTTACCAACAGCATGCGATGAATGCATTGAAATCGCTGTTTTATAAAGCCCAGTCGTATGACCAATGCTGGAAAAAGTTTTACCCACCTGAGACGAATCGTTATGTGCAATCGGTTTCGGAAGCTCTGTCTTATACTTAAGTAGAATAGTCTTCACGACCCGATGAATCCATTGCCTTGATGCCATATCCTTAATCTTGGCCAACATACGAACTTTATACGGCTCGTCGTAACCACCATAGTATTTTCTGATCAATTCATCAAAAAACCGATCTTCAGATAATGTTGGATTCTTTGCAAAAATCTCTTCAACGTCTCTGTGGATGATAAACGCCGTAGCAAGTAGATTTGAACGTGGCTCTGTCAATTCAAGTCTTGCTGTCGCAATACCTTCTTTGATCAAAGCATCTTTGTTGTATTCCCACACTACACCACCAAAACCAATAGCGAATGTCGGAGTGCCTCTCACAACGATCTGGGGATGACGTGCTGATGGATCATAGCTCGACTCAACGTAAACAATGGAGTGAACCAGGATCATAGGGATAGTGTACTTGGTAGCTGCCTCATCGAGATAGTCCAAATACTGCGCTTGCTGACGCGCACTTAAACCAACTCGATTACCCGCCTCTTCAATGTCCATACGGACAAGTTCTTTCTCCATCTCACGATCTGTTGGAGTAGAATTGAATATATTCACTGCCGGAGCTTGAACAAGAGTATTGGTACCCAAAAACCGATAACCAGACCATCCGCAAAGAGCGCCAAAGAATAATGAAGCAACTGCAACGAACACAAAGTAGCGCAATGGGAATGTCATTGTGTCTCCTTATGGTTGGTGAACTTGTGTAGCATGGAACGTTTATTATTCCACGTAGCGCGGTGGGGTTGATTCTTCTCCCACAATCCACTCCGCAGGTACAACACTTATGTTATATGTGTCAGTAGGCCCTTTGAAAATTCTGGTCCCCAGCAGGTCTTTGGGCACCTGTACACGGAGTTTCTTCCACATGTCATCTTTGAACTTGAACATTCCGTCATAGGTGTCCCACAGCAAAACAGTTGTATCTGAAAATCCCTGCTCTGGCGGGGTTATGTCGTTGTGCATATTGAAATTCTTAGGCACAACGGTGAATAGGTAACCATGATACAAATCAGCAACTTTGTCAAACGCAATGGGTGTAGCCTTATTGAATTCGTCTTCGATTGGGTGTGATTCATCCTTCCTGACTATAACGTCTTCGACAAGCTTCATTGGCACTTTCTTCTCCATGTCGCCTTCAGTCTGCGTATTTCCGAAAGTGATGTCCATTTTCAGTACCCCAATATACGAATTTTATTCCACAAAGTCAAGTGCCTGCCAAAGTATGACAATCCCAAGCCAGTAACATCACTATTAGCATCACCATTACCGCGATGAGAACTGCGAAACCTATATCACCCCAAGTAGGCTTCATAGTTTGTTATCTCCACTCAACTCTATCAATGTAGTATCCAGTTATCATTATAGCAACACCCGTAAGCGCTAAAACTGGTAAATACAAAGTAGCTATGAATACAACCGCCGACACAATCGTTACTGTACATGCTATACCTGCTTTGACTGTATCTTTCATGTCTGCTTTCCATTCGGTGGATGTGAACGCTTCGTGTCAACTGGATTCTCATAAACCGACACTCGTTCCACGAACTGAAACAAACCCTTTCCCTCTGTTTCGTCCGTGATATCATTAACCAAGAACCGTGTAGGTATATCAATAGCTAAGAAATTCTCCCGGTCAAACGTGTCACTTGAAATCTTCTGCTCCGCAAAAGCCAAAGTAAGCAAAGCCTTACTAACGGCATCTTCAGTCAACTCCTTGAATTCTGAAGACTGAATATCAATCCCAATGAACGGCTCATTCTTCTTATTCCGAACAATGGGATAGCGCTGTTTTTCAAGCTCTTCCGAAGTCTTAATTATCACGCCCAAGTCCCGGCGATACGAATGAAGCATTTTCAATTCCTCTTCGGTCAATACACGCTTCGTGCCCCTCAAAGGTTGCTTACCACGCGGCAAAATGCCAAGCTTTGTTGGCTGATCCTTCATAGCCTCCACATCAGGCTCCTGACCTGGAACAGGTGTTGACTGATCACCATTCTTTCCCATATTGAGTGGTGGAAGGTCAGACGGTAGTGAACTAGATGTCTTCTCCTTCGAAGGCTCCGCTACTTCATCAAACTGGATAAGCTCTGCCAATAATTCGTCATCAGTCTGTGGTTTACCAGTGGCTACGTTTTCTGCTATCTTGATAAAGAGAGCATCTTCCTTTGCCATGATCATGACAGTAGACGACTCCAAATCGTACTTCTCGCCGTTGACTATTAAAGTGCGTTTCATATGACTCCTGCCATTATTGCACCATTGATTTTGAGAGGATAACCACCGGCTGATGCGTTGTCAAATGGTATCTCGTACACCTGCAGATTCAGAATATTCGCAAGAAAAAACCTACGAATATGATCATTCATACTCGTATCCCACAACCAGAGAAATCCAGTATCTGCACTGATTTCTACTACGCCACCTGTGTGAACAACCGTTGCTTGGTCACCACTGGTTTTTTGATAAGTGATGCTAACCTGCATCCGCTTCATAGCGGCATCGACTAGCGCCTGAAAATCTGTGTCAGCAAGCATATTATGACCTCATATTTTAATGTACGAAATTTTTCGATCAATGTCAAGTTTCATCAAGCTAACGTCCTTTGATTCGATCCAACACTTTAGCCGATCCAAAATTTGCAAATGAAGTTCCACGATATGCTAGGTTGCCACCCATCATTGGCTGAATCGTTTTGGGTCTGGTGGTCGGAGCCAAATTCATCTTCACACGATCTTCTAAACTCTGTCTGGTCGGACTCTGAAGTAACGACAACCGATGTATCAAATTGGCTACACTATCCGCGTAGTCGTCATGCATACATGGCCCACTCGATGGATGGGAATAATAGACAGTTCCTCCAGCAATGTACCTTTGTAGATATTTCAACTCTGTCTTCCACATCTGTAGACAGCCGTTGGTGTCCTGGCTGTAACTCTTTATATGACCATTATTTGCCAGACCCAGGAATCCACCATACATTGCCGCTTTGTATGGATTGGTGTAGAAGGTCTCCAAACCAGGCAGTCCAAGTTTCTGAAGCGTAGACACAGCATTCGCACTATTCCACTGATCGTACACTATTTCCAGAACATACTGTCTGCCTATATCATTGACTAAATCCACAATAAATGACAACACCTCATCGGAATCCACTGGAATCTTCTGAAACTCACCATTTCCTGCCGGAATCACCTTCTGGTGCCATCCCTGCAGTCCGTCAAGCCATAAGGGAGCCTTTCCTATCTGGTAATGACCCCAAGATACCACGTAAGCATCCGCTACCTTCTTCTTAGCCTGTCCACCAGGATCTACAGACACAATGAAACGACAATCTAAATTCTGAGCAACACGACACATAGGTACATCGGGTTGAGGAATAGCTTGAATTACGGTCTCGGAAATAAAGGCACCAGATGGGTTACCGAAGTGTGCTCCCCATTCCATGCTGGCACCTACAGGATCACTCAGGAAAGGTTCTTCCAGAGACTCCCTGGACATCTCCGGATTGCAATGCCATGTGGAAAGCTGCATCAGAGCCATATGCGCAGGTCTACGCGCATTCTCTGGATGTTCCTGTTCTATACCACCTGCTGCACAATACACAGCATAGAATTCTCCACCACGCTCTCTAGGTGACGACTCATACAACACCCGACCTTCATCCTTGAAATCACGAACTGAAGGAGTCAGAGCCTTCTTCATGGCATAATCTGTCTGCTGCGTTTCCTCACCTAAGCTGTCACCTTCAATCACTGAATCAAACTTCGGACGTGCAAGGTGTGCGAACTCTGAGAAAATCAGTGTCTTAATTGCCTTACCACGAGATGTAGCGGCACGTGTGGTAACAGATTCAACAGTCAGCGATCCTTCCAAGAGAATTTTCTTTGGCTGACCACGTGGAATCTTAGCATTCTCTGCGGCAATTATACGATTCTCATCCAGATCATGGGGAGTAAACAACCTAAGTTCAGCTTCGTTATACTTAGTCCAATCGAAATAAGGTTCAAAGAACTTACAGGCGCGAAGCCTATTCTTAGTGAAAGTGAACATATCACTTGCCTGCTCACCAGATGCAGCGACGTGGAGCACATAGATAGGTAAGCGGTCGATCAACTTGTAGTATTCTTGCGGATCATACTTACAAATCAAAGAATACATTTCGTACGCCGCGATAAACGACATCAGCGTACTTTTGCCACCACGCCTTCCATCGACCAAACACATCTCTGTAATAGGATTCGGATTGTCAAGATCCAACGTTATTTGCCACTCATTCTTTAGAATCCGAAGTATGGTTTCTTCTTCTGGAGTCGGTGGATGAGCACCCCACAGACTATAGAATGTCTTCAACTGGACAGACTGCCACGGACGCGGGTCCATGCTCAAAAAATTGGGACTGGTTATAAAGTTAAACGCATCAACCTCTCGAATGCGTTTAGACTCCAATGTCTGTTTGATACCCCTTTTATCTGCGGCATTATCGAAACTTTGATGTACGTAGGATTCAAAAATAGGGGATGATGCTATGTCGTTTTGGACATTCATTTATTACCAAGCATGGCTGAAAGAAGTTTCTGAATCTGACGTAACGGAAGAAGTAACTCAGTCTCGAAATATTGCTTTGTTCCGTCCAACCAACGGGCATTCAACACGTCACTATCCGGATAAATCTCCCTGATTAGATCGACACCAAAATCAGCGTAGCTGGCCAATCCCTGGCCAACATCTTGCATATGTGTCCATATCTCGCTCACGAAAACGGTTGTCTTCGGATCAGCAGAACTCTTCGTAGTAGACTGAATAACTTCCGCCAAATGGAAAGCCATGGCCACAATTTCTTTATTCGTATCCTTGACCTGACTACGTTTCTTCTCAACAAGGGGATACAACTTATCAGTGACTATGTTACCCTGGTCATCTTTAGTTTCATGTGTATCCTTCATGATATCTGGAAGTTTGCCTGCTTCCAATTCAGCCAATTCCTGTCGCTGACTTGCGAGAATCCCCTCAGTGTTGGTAAACAACTGAATCACTTTTTTGATGGCATCCAATTGTGCCGTATCTAAACTAAAATCACCATTCAACTTCTCAAGCACCTTCTCCTTAAGCCTATTATCCTTGTAGTTTATCTCAAGAAGCTTCCGATCCACATCCGACATCTTTTCCAATGCCGAATGCTCAAGATGCTTCTTGAAGTTATACTTATTAAGCAAAACACCCTTTTTGGTAGTCACAAGTGGTGAGTATATCTTGATAAGCTCTTCCTCATTCCTGGTCCCAAAAAGCAACTCAAGCGTCAACTCTATCAAAGAGTTCACTGGAAGTCTCTCACAACATTGACAACCCTTAGTTGTATCGTAAGGTTGAGAGTTCACAACGATAGTTGTAGGCGAATCAGTCTTAGAAATCGCATAAATCACGATCTCTTCCGATTTTACAATTGATCCAGATGGCATATAATTAGAAAGAAAGGTTAGAATCCGAATTGTCGGACAAATCATCCGTTGCCTGGTTGTCGAAACTCAAAGCTGAAATTTCATCCAAACCATGGGCTAAGGCAGGGGAAACAACTTTTATCGAAGCAAGCTTAGGAAAAGAAGCATTAATGCGTGATGCAATCTCCTTGGCAGACACAGCATCATTCATGGGCCACAAAAGCATGGAGAACTTGTCAAAATCAAATCCAAATTCCCCAAAATTGTTCTTAGCCCATTCCAGCTTACTTTCACCACGAAGGGCGTTACCGTCCAATGAGACATATTCGATGGGTTTATAAATATCCTTTGCGACAACAAGTGCTATCAGGTTGTCATCTTCGCAGAATGCAAGCTTGCTGAATAGAAGGCTACTTCTCCAGTTTATTGAGGACATACATCACCAAATTATGTTAGACACTCTTCTGCTTCACGTAACTTGGCCAAGTCCAGTTCATGCTGAATAAGAGATTGTTTTTGTGTTGGACTAAACTCAACAACTTTTCCACAACGACAAAGATGCTTCACATCCGTGTCGTCCATTCTAAATCGTTTACCACAACAGCGACAAAGAGTTGATACGCTGATAAGTTTCATATTATGCCCCCAGCATCTCAAGCGAAGATTCTATCTCTTCGTCAATCTGTGCCAGACCAGCAACGAATCTCGCCAACGCAGCCACAAGCGATTCATGAAGTGCACTTACCAAAATCATGGACGCTTCTGGAGCAAGCTTCTTTTCGGTCGATGGCGTAACAGGGAATTCGTATAGCCTTCTCTTTGTGTACTCTCCACCTTGGGCAGTTTCAAGTTTTTCTTTGATTTCCTTGATCGTATTCGCAAGTTCCGCATCCAGTTTCAAAGCCTCATCGATGACTTGTGCGACGGTGACTTGTGGCTTGGTAACTGCAGGTTCCTGCAATCTCGCCCAAATAGTCTTAGCATAGTACACAACTTTCTCTGCGGTCAAATCGATTTGTTTGTACGCCATCTCAATATAGGAAGTCAACATCTCTTCCTTTGATTTGATAGCGGGACCCCTAGCATCTTGCTCACGCTTAATAGATTCCTGATGCGGCTTGAGTGCCGCTGACAGATTATCTTTCAACTGCTTGAGTTCTTCCTGAGTGGCAAGCAATTTAGTGATAGCTTCCTTTTCCTTGCCTTTAGCTGGTGGGATCAGTGCCGGTTCCGTGTAAGAATCGGACTTTGGCGCAACTTTCCGTTCCTCCAGTGTTACTGGAGTTTCAGGACTTTTTTTTTGGGTAGTCTCACCCATTTCAATATCCCCAATCGCAGACAAACCAACATATTGCAAAATGGCAGTCTTCTCCACATCATATAACGGATCATCATCCGGCTTTATCCGTTCACGTTCTGCCTCAAGACCACGCCCTTTGTAGTATTCGTCTTTTTCAGGATGCGCTAGAATATCACGAAATTCCTGGATGGTCATGTGAGTTACGAACTGATACTTTTCGTTCTCGAACTTCTCACGATCTGCTACCTGGTGCTCATCCATCTCCTTCATTGTGACATTGTAGCCCTTACCAGTATCCAGACCAACAGAATCATCCCGCTTTTGACCTTTCGGAAACTCAGTCATTCCAATGACCATATCCTTCTCTTTCCTTGGAGCTTCCACTGGAATGTTATTAATCTTCGAATGACCAGAATCACCAGCATTTCTACTGGTTGGACTAAAGCTGATACCTCTTGCAAGCTTTGTAATCGATAAACCAGAGTTCTTCAAATGCACCATCTGGCGCTCTTCGTAGTTCTTCGGTCCAAATTCAGGCATTGCAGCACGAATATCTCTCCAACTCCTAGACTTGTGATCAACCTTCATCATTGAGCGAGTGCTAGCTAGCAAATTCTTTGGCAACTCAGACAGTGGATGCATCTTGCCTTCAGCAACTTCTGGCAAACCTAACGGTGTATTCAAACCTTCGCGATCATCGTGCGACATAGCTTCCTCTCTCACTCCAGCAGGAAGCTCAACATCATTAACTACATCCGTTGGGTCTTGAAAAGATTGTTCAATAGATCGTTCAAGATGTTGTTTAGGAGAAGAATCAAACGTGTCACTACCATCGATTATGCTGTTAATATCACCTTCGATACCCTGCCGCTGTATGTCATCATCCTGTATAGCAGAGTCAATATCATCTAAATCGGTGTGCATGGAATCTCTCCTAATACTTGTCTTGAGCACAGGCTTCAGACCAGGCATTGTTCCTTGACCAGAACTCTGATTCGTTTGCTGCATGGCATTCATCTGAGCTTCAGGAATCATGGATTCTTGCTGGGTATTCTTGTTTACAACTATTGACCCTTGCCCAGGAATAGCTTGTTTCACAGTATAGGTCTGACCATCTACCGTGTTTGTATATTCCTGATTTGTATTCGGATTAGGGGTCGGTGTAACATTTGTGTTTGGGACGCTATCCATTGGAATGCCTTATTGTTTTGGTATGGCCTGGAATTGTGTCGGGTCCGGCTTCCGGTAAATTGGTATATCACTACGCTTATGAACTTCACGCGAAGGCTTCTCGAACTGTAGACCCTTCAACATTTCAGCAACAGATTCCTTCGTGAATGAATGTTCATTGCCATCGGCATCCTTGAACGTCTTCGGCAAAACAAACTTATCACCTGGATCGATACCGATTGTCGCAACCACTTCCTTGTTCAAACGTGGGCCAACCATCCATCTAATGGCGGCAGTGATCTCACGAAACCCCACAAAATGCTTGCCTTCCATCGAAGCGTTCTTTGCCTGGAGATAACGTGCTCTCGCGCCATACATCCCCATATCATGAGCCATATTAGTCAACGCCTGAAGTGCCTTGTACTGGAGATGACGATTGATAGTAGAATCAGCCATCCATGCAGGATGTATCTCTTTCTCACGCTGATCTATTTCACGCAATGAAGTCTCCTTCAATGCTGCCACAGTATGAATACCAAGTGTTTCAGGTTTTGCAAGTACCCTGACCTGCTTGTGAATCACAAGTGGCTGACCCCAATCATCTACAGGAGCCTTGTCTTGAGCAAGCTGTGCCACAACCGACTGGCTTTCTGCGCTGATCACATGTCCCTTACTGTCTCGATAACTGAGAACCATGAGCTTGCTACCAGCTTCTTTCTGCAATGGCTCTTGCCCTGCAACCTTAGCCTGTGTATCTTTTGCGGCTTCAACCACTGCCTGTGGGTCAAACCATTTCGGCATAAGTGACTTGTTTTTGTACGGCATAGCGATATCTCCTTGGATTTGATTTCTCGTTAAAACGTAACAGGGCTTTCCGTTTGATTGAAGTCAGATTTTGGCTGACCACCCATCGGTGCACCTGGCGCTGCGGGACCTGCACCCGGTGCTGCTGGTGGCTGTTGTCCTGGCGGCTGCATCGGTGGCTGCTGACCTTGAACAGCTTGGTCAATAGCATCCACTGCCTGTGACTTGTCCATCTTCACCGTCACGCTGCCATCACCTGGATCAACAGAAATATTGTACTTGGGCTTCACACCACCACCTGGAGCATTACTATCATAAACAGGCTGCGGCTTAGAAGTATCCGCAGTCGGTGGTTGACCTGGTTGGAGTTCTGGATTTGGCGGTTGGGGTCCACCTTGATTAGACCCCTCTCCACTTTCATTCTGCGATTCTTTGTTCGTCCAATTCATCGGCGGAACCTGATCTGACACATCAACGGCTAATGCCTTGATAATGTCATCGTCATCAGACTTGCCAGCTTCTGCCACGATGTGATAAACACGAATCATAGTACCCGGCTGATCCGGACGCTGGAACTTCGTACCCAACTTAGGAACGAACGGCAAATCAACGCGAAGTCCCTGTTCGTTTATGTAGTAATACTTGGTTGGATAATTGGCGAATTTCTGAGCCATGATCGTTGCAGCTTGCTGACCATAAACAGTCATCGTGTGAATAGTCGAAGCCATCGGTGGTTGTGGCCCACCTGCACCTGGCCCACCAGCAGGTGTTGGTACTGGTGGAGCACCTGGACCGCCTGGACCCTTGGGTTCTGCTCCTTCTTCTGCTGGAGCCTCTTCCTCTGGAGCTTCCTTTTTCTCTTCAGGTGCTCCTGGCGCTGCTGGTTCTTTTCCAGCACCACCTGCATTCTCTTCAACACTTTCGAAGAACTGTTGACCCTTTGCAAGATCATTGAATTCAACAGTAACCTTGGCTGTACCACCCTGTCCTGACTGGTCAAGATTCAAATTCTTGTTCAAAACACCAGGTGCGATAGGAACCGCGTTCTTCTTTGGCGCTGGCGGGGCACCAGGTTCAGCAGCCTGAGATCGAATAGCCGCCTCTTTCTCTTCCTTCTTTTCTTCAACTTCACCCTTGTTGCACTTCGGGCACTTACCCTGCGTCATCTTAGTTTCACACTTCGGGCAGTATTGCATGTATGATTTCTTTACCTTATCCGATTCCTCTTCTTTCTCATCCTCCTTTTCGTCCTTTTTCTCACTCTGCGATTCCTTCTCGTCAGATACAACTTTCAACGATGAAGCCACATCACGCATAATATCGTCATCATCTGTCGTATAGGCAACAATCCATTCAGCCTTCACACCAGTCTTCGGATCAATCATCATCTCCTTCTTCCAAATAGCAGGAAGTGACTCGTCATCTGCTGAAATCCGAACAAGACCAAATCCTATGTCGTGCATTCCAGGATAAAGCTTTGCAGCCTTCTCCAAAAGCATACGACCACTCTTTGGATCTACATCATCGGCAGTCTTCGCCACCGGATATTGATTCAATCGTGCAAGAGCACCTTTGATGATATTTGCTGACATGACCGACATTTGGTCGTGACGCTTCGTGGGCATGGAAGACATAGTATTATACTCCTGTCGTGTGGTTGTAACAAGCAATGCATACCTTGCCAGCCATCGTCTGTATCAAGTCTTTTTCATAGACCGGGTGATGGCAGGCTGGACATTCAACTTGTTTATCCTGTGCCGTGTTGATCACGGCTGTGACTTGTTTGGTAAGCATACGTTGATCCGTTCATCCAATAAATACGAAATCCCACCATCTTTTTATAGTGGGATTTCGATAGAAAATGAACAATAGGCGGAATTAGTTATTCCACTCAACTTCGCCTACTACCTGGACTGGTGACTTAACGAGCTTTGCACTAAAGTATAGTGGTAAACCAGCGAGAACACAGATAGGAGCATTCGAATTGGAGAAAGCAGCTAGTTTCTTGTCGAAATGAGCATCCTGGAACGCCTGATATATCGTGTTTTTGAGGGTTTCGAAACTAATAAGGATAGCCAGCGGATCACGGTCGTTCTTCTGCAGAAACCGTACTTGATTCATGACCGTGGTCAGCAATTCCTTGCTTTGGGTAAGCACATCTACAACTTTCTTCAAATCCCCTTCTGAAATGATATTATCATCTCCTGTCAGATAGAACTGACACAATCCACACAGTTTACAGATCGACGCATGAATTACCCTCCATTCAGAAGGTGATCCAAAATCCGTCAAACTGGTAGTTCTTCGTACTTCTTCATTTGGCAAGATTTCAGCGAATGGACAAAAATCGGGAGCTTCAATCAGACCCCTGTCTGCCCTGACCACTCTGAGTTCTACTTTTGGCATCGAGTTTCCTTTCAAATAGATGCGTGATTGTATACCAGAATCCCTTCCAAAATGGAAGTGGTGTAATTTCAACCATAGACCGACCAATCGTATTGTAGTAACCTTCTCGATGACCATTCCGACATTCAAACCATCCTGGCATAAGCATTGGCATACTGAACATATTACCATCATCCATGGTTAAAGGAATAGGTGGAGATGCTTTGTAAACCAATTCCTTTCCACATTGCAAACACTTAATCATAAAGCCTCTTATTGCATAGCTGGAGTACGAAGCTTCCAATACATTTCGTCGCGGACATCGGTGATAGCGGCTTCAGTGGTCAAAATCGTAGCTGCAACAGAGGCGGCATTCTCCAACGCGATTCTCACTACCTTCTTCGGATCGATCACACCCTCTTCCACCAAATTAGCAAATGTTTCAGTAGCTGCGTTAAATCCAAAGTCACCATCTCCTGCCATGACTTTAGTGAGAATAGATTTCACATCCAATCCTGCATTGGACAATATCAAAGAGAACGGAATCGGCAACACTTTCCGAACGATATCCACACCGCTATCTGTATCGTCGTTAGGAGTAACGAAACCATTCAAAATCTTGATGCAGCGTAGATAGGCTACCCCACCCCCTGGCACTATCCCTTCTTGAATGGCAGCACGTGTTGCATTCAGCGCATCTTCCACAAGGTCTTTCTTCTCCTTGATTTCGAGTTCAGATGCAGCGCCTACGCGAATTGATCCTATACCTCCTGCAAGCTTACTCAGACGTTCCTGAAACTTCTCCTTGTCGTAGTCAGATGTACAATTCTCCAGAAGAAGCTTAAGTTCTGCACATCTGGCATCAATCGCATCCTTTGACCCCTTACCACCACTAATGATGGTGGAATCTCTGGTCACGATGACTTTGGCTGCACGACCAAGATTATTTGGCAATACGGTCTCCAGCTTTCGTCCCATATCTGTAGCCACCATCAAACCACCAGTGAGAATCGAGATATCTTTCAGAATCTCTTTCCTACGATCTCCGAAGCCTGGAGCCTTCACAGCACAGACTTTGAACTTACCCTGGAGATGATTAATGACGAGACCTGCTAGTGCATCCCCAACCACATCGTCTGCGATAATAAGCAATGGTCTAGCATCCTTCATCATTGCCTCAAGCATCGGTATAAGACTCACCAGTGTAGTGATTGGCTTGTCATAAACCAGGATAGCACAATCTTCAAACACAACCTCTTGCTTGATTAAGTCAGTAACGAAATACGGCGAAATGAAACCACGGTCGAACTGCATACCTTCAACAATGGAAACATACGTCTCGTTGCTCTTGGAATCATCAATCGTGACGGTCCCCAGCTTACCAATCTTCTGCATAGCATCTGCAATCAGAGCACCAACTTCTGGATTGTTGTTCGCAGACACCGTGCCGATGCTCTTGATCTTTTCGACATCATCAAACGAGATTGGCTGACGTATCCTTTCAAGCTCTGTCACTACAAGCTTTACCCCAGCTTCGATCCCCTTACGCAGATCCATCGGATTGGCACCGTTGGCTATCAGTCTATGACCTTCCTTGACAATAGCCTGAGCTAGTATAGTAGCTGTAGTCGTACCATCACCAGCCTTCTCAGCAGTCCGTGTTGCAGCCTGCAGTACCATCTGTGCACCAAGCTGCTCCACCGGATCTGAAAGCTCAATAGACCTGGCAACTGTTACTCCATCTTTCGTGACCTGTGGTGGTCCGAAGCTCTTCTCGATGACCACGTTTCGACCTTTCGGTCCAAGTGTGACACCAACAGCATTTGCCATCTTATCAACACCAATTTTGAGAGCACTTCGCGCTTCCTCTGCGTACTTGATATCTTTTGCCTGAATCATGACTGCTCCTTCTTAGTATCGGTTAATGTATATGTTGCACTGGTTCCACCGCAATGTAAAACGGCAACGGGGCGTGGTACAATAGAATATCCCTGTCCCAAAGCTACAGGATCATTTACAGTAGTCTCTTCAAACAAAGCACACTTAGGACCACAAGTCATTCTGTCTCCTGTAGGTCCCATAGTAGCAAACGGACATATCTTGTATTTCCACGGACTATATAAAAACCCATCATTCGTGGCAAAATTCAAAATACCGTTGATCACTGCATATCTTATCTGCATAACTACGCCCCTTCCTTGACCAAAGTGACACGGCTGATGTTATCTTTGTCTAATGTAACGTGATAACGCTTCGTTCCAATAGCACAAATTCCATCGTCATGCGTTACGATGATGATCTGCCGCTTGAAACGTTCAGCGAACGACAGTATTAACTGACCAAGTGTAATCTGATGCGTCTGGTCCACAAACTTGCCTGGCTCATCCAGTATGATTGGCCCTTCCAAACCAAAAAGCTCAACAATGGCGAACTGCAATACGATACTCACCACGTCAAGTATACCACCACCCTTCATATCTTCCAACTCACCAGTCGCCGTATTCCCAAACTCATCTGTCAAACTGAACCTGACTATCACCTGGTTTCGCTCAAACTCAAACGCTAGTGTGAACGTCAGATTGTAACCGAAGACCGCCTGTAACGCTTCAGTGATCAAAGGTTCAATGTAACCCTTGATCGACGCTTCTGTAGTCTTCGACAAGACTTCTAGAACAGACCTTGAAAGATCGTCAATCGTGACCGACTTTTCAATGTCTCCAATCTCCACAACAAGCTCTGCATGTTGTGCCTGGACCCGCTGTAGCTCACCAAACTTCTGGTTATACTTGGCTTCCAGCATCCGTAGTTGACTATCGTATATAGTGAGATCAGCCATTGATCACTTGTTCTGCCTGTGATAGTGCCGACTCCATTTGCTGGAGCATTTCAACCAATTCCTGCTCTGTTTTTTCAATGATAGCAGGAAGTTCTTTAGTATCCGCAACACCCATTGCCGCAGCCTTGACCTTGAGTTCATCGTATTGCTTCTTCAGAAAGTCAAGCCTCACACGGCTCTCAGTGACTGCAGTGGTCACCTTCGCAATGCGATCCTTAGCCTGCATTATACGGCTTTCAGCAGACGTATCAACCGTTACTGGTACCTGTTTTGTAAGTGCCATTTCAATGCTCCTTCTGTTGGTCAAGAACTTCGAATACCCGGTCCATTACAATCTTCACATAAGGCGAATCTCCGCATATCTCTTCCACTATTTTCGGAATATGTGCCTTAAAGTCGGTCTGTTTAAGCTCCAGCGTGGAAATCAGTTGCATAAGCTGGGAGAAATCAGTAATTGGAGATCCTTCGGCTATGTCGGATTTCTCAATAAATGGGTCTTCTATCACATTCTTCAATGTAATGTATTCTATATCCACACTGGCATCTTCCACAGTGATAAGAACAACACGTATCGGACGAACTTTGCCAATAGACGTACGCCCAATCGATCCAGGATTGATGTACATCGTAGTCTTGGTAGAAGCATTGAGATTCGTCCTATGTATCGGAGAAAGCCAGCCAGAGTGGATGTGCCCACTGAGCACAATATCCGCTGTGATATATGGGTGAATATCATCAATTTTTTGATGCGGCCAAACGCAATGTGTAGGAAACAAGTCACCGTGCACCATCTGGATTATGAGATGCGGTATAGTAGATTCTGGCTGTATAGCCGTTGCGAAATTCTCTGGCTTGTCAGCGAGTCCTGCACTATGCTGGGTCCCGGTGATCCAAACGTTCTCATAAGCAAGCCATTTTGGAAACAACTCCTGCGCATCGTTTCCAACCAATTTCCACATATCATGTGTCAAGAAATTGCCAACGCCAGTCCTGCGCAACGTGGCCACCTGGTAGCCATTGTAATCGTGAGATCCAATCACGCCGATAATCGAATTCACTTTGTATTTACGCCAGATAGCAGCCACGTCATTCACCAAACCCATCGGTGGGTCAAAGTGATGAAATAGGTCACCACCGAATAGCAGACACTGAACATTCCGCTTTTCGATAATCTCCCCAATCTCTTCTTGCTTTGCCAGCACGGACTTGTAATAATTGTCCGACCGACTCTTCGGCAGGTCTTTCTCAGAACGATTGTGACAATCCGTGACATATAAGAATTTAGTGCTCATGCGCTTCCTCAACAAATGGTCTATCACACACCG